CAAATGACACAATTAGTACAGACACTAAACAACTACTCACTGAAACCGTTGAGTCACATACTATCAGCGGTAGCTAACTTCTTTGTTATTCTCTTTAATGCTTATGTAGAAGCAAGAGAAAAACAAGCAGCTTATGAATTGGCAAGATATCTAAAACAAAACAGAGATTTTGCTAGTTACAGTGAGATTGATTTGTTCCATATGATTCTAGAACGTAAACTAGATTCTGCGAACAAAACAAAAGGTTGATCGCTTAATAGATCCGAGAGGGGCCAACGGTCAGCCCCTCACTTTATCAAAGTGAAAGGATACATTATGCAACTATCTAGATCTAATATGCTTGAAGTTATTCACGATCATGCCATGGCACATATTAATAAACATCGCATGAATGTGGAGGTTTATCTTGCTAATCCAGTTGGCGTAGGTGAACACCCAGATATTATGGAAGCTATTGAAAAAGAACTTGAAGAAATGGCTAAATATCATGATCACATAGAGGTATTGAAAGAATACTTCTAAAATATAAACACACAGGAGAGTAAAAATGGCACACGTTCCGTACTACGGAGAAGATCTCTCAAACACACAGGAGAAAAAAGAAATGGTTTACAACTTTAACCAACTCATTGAACACAACGTAAAGATGATGGATGCTTTTATTGATCTTAAGACTGAAGGCTGGAAGTCATATTCAAATGCACTCAATCAGTATACATTCAATTTTTTCAGTAAACAACTGAAGAGCATGGATGAATCAGTAGAAAAAATGTCAGTTGAAATGAAAGGTGCTATGAAGCCTTTCCGTGGAGTATGTAAATAATGGCAAAGAATCCTTTTGAAATCCGTGCAGAAATGATTACTCTTGCAAAAGAGTATCTTGACCAAGTTACTGCTCTTAATATTGAAGCAGCCACCAAGATGATGGAGCAGGGCAAGCTTCAAGTTGAAGAATACCAGAAAGCCGTCCAGATGTATTCGATGGATGACCTAATGGCAAAAGCCAAAGAGATGTACACCTTCGTCTCTACCAAGGAATAAAATTAGGCGGCTTCGGCCGCCTTTTTTATTTACATTGACTCGTTTGTATTATATAATATACACGAGATAGGTTTATGTATCATAGGTAGGACATATGAAATTTTTTACATCTGTAAATCGTTACGGTAGTCAGATTTTGTATTGCGGATATAATGAAAGTGGATACCGCATTGAAAATAAAGTTCACTTCAAACCAACACTTTTTGTAAAAGCAAATAAACCAACCGAGTGGATTGCACTTGATAACACACCGGTTGAACCAATCCAATTTGAATCCATGCGTGAAGCAACCGATTTCATTAATCGGTACGAGGAAGTCGAAGGGTTCAAGGTATATGGTAATACAAATTTTGTTCAACAATTTATTACAGAGCGCTTTCCCAATGAAATTCCTTGGGACATTAACGATATTAATATTGTCAATTTTGACATTGAGGTTGCATCAGATGATGGTTTTCCACGACCCGAGGAAGCTTCACAACCTATTATTTCAATTGCATTAAAATCCAGCAAATCATCCATTTATCACGTTTGGGGTCTCGGTGATTATGACTACACCAAATGTGAAGTTGAAATGTATGGTGATCTAATCCAGTATCATAAATGTGCTACTGAAGAAGAGTTGCTTGCCAGGTTTCACAAATATTGGTGCGATAATCGTCCTGATATTATTACCGGTTGGAATTGTAGATTTTTTGACGTTCCATATATTGTAAATCGTATTCGTAAAATTGGATCGGAGGAAGCGGCCAAAAGACTCTCGCCTTGGAATAGAGTAAATGAAAACAATATTACCGTTCAGAATAAAACAAACTATGGGTATGATATTGTAGGCATTCAACAGGCTGATTATCTAGAACTATTCAAAAAGTTTGGTTATTCGTATGGTACTCTTGAATCATATAAGCTCGACCACGTGGCTAATGTGGTGCTAGGCGACCGTAAGCTCTCGTACGAAGAGGTTGGTAACCTATACACACTGTATCAAACCAACCACCAAAAATTTATTGATTATAACATCAAGGACGTTCAACTTGTGAATCGTCTAGAGGAAAAGATGGGACTTATCAGCCTTGCTTTGACCATGGCATATAAGGCTGGTGTGAACCTGGAAACCACATTTGGTACAACTGCCATTTGGGATTCAATTATTTACCGTGAGTTGAATAAAAAGAAAATTGCACTTCCGCCTAATATCCACACATCAAAAAGTGATTACCCAGGTGGTTATGTAAAAGATCCGCAGGTGGGTAAACACGAGTGGGTTGTATCATTTGACCTTAATTCACTTTATCCAAATCTTATTGTTCAATACAACATGTCGCCTGAAACATTGGTGGGTCAAACAGAGCCAGATAATGTTGATTATTATCTCATGCTAAATAAAAAGGTTGAAAGTGAATTTGCTGTAGCCGCAAATGGATCTACATATCGTAAGGATTTCCAAGGTATTCTGCCCTTAATCATTGAATCGTATTATGCCGAGCGGACAACAATTAAAAATGCCATGTTGTCGGCAAAACAAGAGTATGAAAAAAATAAATCAGTTGAATTAGAACGTAAAATCAATCAACTTGAAAATCGCCAAATGGCAATTAAAATTCTTTTGAACTCTTTGTATGGTGCTCTTGGTAATCAGCACTTCCGATACTTTGACATTCGTTTGGCAAAAGGTATTACACTTTCAGGTCAATTGGCAATCCGTTGGGCGGAAAGAGCAATCAATAATGAATTAAATAAAATTCTTAAAACAAATGATTTTGATTATGTTATTGCCATTGATACGGATTCGCTATATCTTAATCTAGGTCCGTTAGTTGAAAAACTCAAACCCAAAAATCCAGTTGCTGCATTGGATAAGATTTGTTCCGAACATCTTGAAAAAGTTCTATTGGATGCCTATGCCGATTTGTTTGAAAAGACAAATGCATATAAAAACCGGATGGTTATGAAACGTGAATCCATTGCTGACCGTGGTATCTGGACTGCCAAAAAGAGATATATCCTTAATGTTCATAACAATGAGGGTGTGCAATATGCCGAACCTAAACTTAAGATTATGGGCATTGAGGCGATTAAATCATCCACACCACAAATCGTCCGAGACAAATTTAAAGATGCCTTTAAAATTATTGTAAATGGATCTGAGGCTGAAACACAAAAGTTTATCCTTGAATTTAAAAATGAATTTAAACAATATCCTCCACATATGGTTGCATTTCCCCGTGGTGTATCCAATGTGAGTGATTGGTTTGACCGAAAGACAATTTACAAAAAAGGCACACCAATTCACGTCCGGGGTAGTCTCCTATATAATAACGAGCTGAAACAAAGAGGATTGGATAAAAAAATTATGCCAATCCAAAACGGCGAAAAAATCAAATTCTGCTATCTTAAAATGCCCAACCCAATCAAGGAAAATATTATCGCCTTTCCTGATTATCTACCTGCGGAATTTAAGCTTGAAAAATATGTTGATTATGATACTCAGTTTGAAAAAACATTTATTGAACCACTGAAACTTATTCTGGATGCCATCGGATGGGAAGTAGAACCATCGGCAAGCCTTGACTCATTCTTTGTATAGGAGAAACTATGGAACTCGTTGAAAAAATTGCCCAATGGCACCGTGATCGTAATCTTATTGATGGCAGCACTGATAAGGACCAATATATGAAATTGATCCAAGAGGCAGGTGAACTATCTGATAGCATCTGCAAGGGTAAGGATATCCGTGACGATATTGGTGATATGATGGTTGTTCTTATTAATATTATGACCCGCAATAACCTATCCATGGAAGAATGTCTACAGGTTGCCTATGATGATATCAAGGACCGCAAGGGTAGAATGATTGATGGAATTTTTGTAAAAGAAGCAGATTTGTAGTTTACATTTTTGCTAAATAATATTATAATGGATCTATTCAATGTGAGGTTACCATGGATACACAACCAAAATATCCAATTTATATCATTTCAAAAGGTCGGGCGGACTCTCGTCTGACCTCAAAAACACTTGAGGAAATCAATGTTCCATATCGGATTGTTATTGAGGAATCCGAATATGATGCATATGCAGCGGTCATTGATCCTAAGAAAATCCTAACACTTCCACCTGGGTTTAGAGAAAACCCATTGTATGCACATCCAGATACCGAAGGACGTGTGGGTGGTTCTATCCCTGCACGAAACTTTGTTTGGGAACACTCAATCAAGGAAGGGCATGCACGTCACTGGATTATGGATGATAATATGAGATATTTCTATCGTTTAAATAGAAATAAAAAACGTCCAGTGACTACAGGTGCCGTTATTCGTGCCGTTGAGGATTTTACTGATCGTTATACCAATGTAAAACAATCTGGTATGAACTATGCATTCTTCTGCCCTTCGGATATTAAAAGACCACCATACTATCTAAATACTCGTATCTACAGTTGTATTTTAAACTCTAATGATATTTCACATCGTTGGCGTGGTAAGTATAATGAGGATACCGATCTCAGTATTCGTATTCTAAAAGATGACTGGTGTACATTCCTTTTCAACTTCGCACTTTGTGGTAAAGCCGCTACACACTCAATGAAAGGTGGTAATACTGAGGAAGTGTATAACGTTGGTAATAAGGATAACTTTGATAATCGTAGGGAATTTGCCGATTCACTTGCGGCACAACACCCAGATATTGTAAAGGTTACACAAAAGTGGGGACGTTGGCACCACCAGGTTGATTATACTAAATTTATTCAAAAGCCCATCAAAAAAGAGGGTCTAAATATCCGTAAAGGTAATAATGAATATGGTATGAAACTTAATAAAATTACCGAGGAACAATATTCTAAAATTTTCTTTAATAATGTAAGAGGAAAAAATGGGAGCGAATAACGTTGATAAAGTATCCCAAAATCTATTTTTGATTTTGGATGATGAAGATAATACCACGCCGTATGATTGGGATGATATGCCTGAGTTTGTCCAAGAGGATAAAGAGGCATTTGAAGAGGTTACGGTTCGATTCCGCACTAAAGAGGATCTTGAGGCTTTTGCCAAATTGGTGGATCAACTTAATATTGTACCACCTCGGAAACGTAAGAAATCAATTTGGTATCCAGCCATTGATCGTAATGCAAATAGTCTACTATTCTGGGTGGATGAAACCGAAGAATAATTCGGATTGAATTTTATATTATGTATAGTATAACGATCTTTAAAAACATGTATGATAACAAGACGCATCGTCGTCTTGATATTGATTCTTGGGATCAATTTACTAATTTTCTGTATAAACTATCACAGAGACCATTGAAAGGTAAAAAGGATGCGGAACTTATTTCTCCGGCTACTTATCAGATTGGAACCACACGGGCAAACAAAAATGTTATTGCTTGGGCAGGTTGGGCTGCTATTGATGTTGATAATCATGTTTTTCATGGGGATTTAAAAAATGAACTTTGTTCTAGGTTTGGTGATTGGGATTACATTTGTTATTCAACAGCTAGCAGTAATGAAGTACATCCAAAGTTCCGACTTGTTTTCCGACTTGAGAGAGATGTTAAGGGATCGGAGATTAAACATTTCTGGTATGCACTTAACACAGCACTTGATTCAATCGGAGATAGACAAACTAAAGACCTTTCAAGAATGTATTACATCCCTGCGAAATATGCTGATGCTTACAATTTTTTCTTCACTAATACTGGCCGGCCTATTGCTGTCGATGATCTTTTAGATAAGTATCCCTACGAAGATAAATCTACCAAAAACTTTCTTGATAGATTACCAGACGAATGGCGCAGACAGATTATTGAACATCGTAAATCGGCAATGGAAAATACCAGTATCTATTGGAATGGTTATCAGGATTGCCCATTTATAAACAAAAAGATTATTAGAGACTGGAATTCAATTGCTACCATTGATGGCACCGGTCGTTATGGTATGCTATATAAGATTATGGTATCCATTGCAATGAATGCAATTAAAGAGAACTATCCAATTACATCCCAACAAATAGTGACCTTAATTCGGCAACTAGATATGGATACATCACGTAAATATGAAAACCGAGCCTTGGATGTTGAGGCTGAAAACGCATTGGAGTATGCATATAGAAATGTATAGGATTAATATTAAAAATGAATCGTTATATTTTTGATATAGATGGAACTTTAACACCATCAAGAGGTATCATAGATCCGGATTTTAAAAATTGGATGCTGGATTTTGCTAGTAAAAATCCAGTTTATTTAGTTACTGGTAGTGATAAAATAAAAACGCTTGAGCAAATTGGTACCTCTCTATATAATTTATGTCAGAAGGTTTATCAATGTTCCGGTAATGATGTTTGGGAAAAAGATAATAATCTTTATACAAACTCATTCAATATGGAAGAACATCTTTTAAAAGATTTAAAAAGAATTTTAAAGGATAGTAAATTTTATAAGAAAACAGGTAATCATATAGAAATACGACCTGGACTTTGCAATTTTAGTATTCTCGGCCGAGGGGCAACACTGGAAGATAGAGCTATGTACAAGCAGTGGGACGAGCATAAAAATGAAAGAGAAAAAATTGTATTTACATTAACTAAAATATATGATAAAATATATGATATTAAAGTTGCTGGGGAAACCGGAATTGATATTGTTATGAAAGGTTTTGATAAATCACAAATTATTCAAGATTTCAGCCCGCATGATAAAGTAATTTTTTTTGGTGATAAAATGAATCCAGATGGCAACGATTACACCCTTGCTTTGGAAACTATAAATTCTGGTGGTGATATCCATCATATTAAAAATTGGCAAGAAACTTGGTCTATTCTAAGGAAATATGTGCAATGAAAATTGGTATTACATTTTCAACTTTTGATTTACTTCACGCTGGTCATGTGGCAATGCTTCGTGAAGCAAAAACCGTTTGTGATTATCTAATTTGCGGTCTCCAAGTAGATCCATCACTTGATAGACCAGAGAAAAATAAACCCGTACAAACATTGGTTGAGCGCTATGTTCAACTATCAGGTGTAAAATATGTTGATGAGATTATCTGCTATCAATCAGAGGCAGATCTTCTTGATATCTTAGAAATGTTTAATATTGACGTAAAAATCATGGGCTCTGAATATAGGGATAAGGATTTTACCGGTAAAGATATTTGTAAGCGCAAGGGTATTCAATTATATTTTAATAATAGAGCACACAGATTCAGTTCAAGTGATCTAAGAAAAAGAGTAGCAGAAGGGGAAAATAAATGACTGAAGGACCTTTTAAGAGCGCATTTGATTCGGATATTAAAGGTGTTGTTCGTAGGGAAATTGTAACCTACCGAAAACTACCAAATGGTT